GTCTTATAAGAAGTTTGGTTCCTCTTACGAATCGTGGAGAGATGGCTTCCTTCGTCCTACACTGGAAACGGCAGTCACTTGGCTGAGATCCGAAAGATATCTTCTGTGGAACATCGCAGACATTCTGGTGTCTGGTAAATACCTCCCACTTCAGGAGGACACCAAAAATATTCTTGAAGAATATGGTGTCGAATATAAATATACATTGAAGATGGCACTCGAAGGAATGCCGGGACAAAATCGTGTAGGAGAAGATGGGAAACCAACTTGTAGGAACTATTGCAAAGTGAACGGTAGATATCTAAAACACGAGCCAGTTATGGTGTTCTGGAAGCCATGAACCCTAAAGGTGAGTATAAACAGAAAAATAAGAATGGTTTACCCATAGTTTATGAGGTAGATGATGTTGTCACCTATCTAAGTGGCTCCTTTATTGCGACGGAGAGAAACACATATTTGGATGGGCTACCAGATCAAGAAAACTCCCCGTGGGAGCCAATCTCAACAAAAATTAAACACACAAGTGGTCCAGTTCCCCATCTGAATGCAAAAGAGGGTGATGAGTGGTTTGACACTGGAACGGGAGTATTATTCAAATATGTTGGGGACAATGATTCTAAACAATGGGTTGAAATCTAATAAAGATTTGCTATACTATGTAAAAAGGAGCAATAAAATTATTCTTATTGATAACAACCAAATAATTCTTTCCAGCATCTTTACCGCTGCAAAGATGGCACAAGATGAAGACGATTATGGCTTTATTCGTCACCTTGTTTTAAACACTTACAGAAAATACCTATCAAAGTTTCGCAGAGATTATGGGGAACTTGTTATCTGTAATGATTCTAAAAATGTTTGGAGAAAGGACTTCTTTCCCAACTACAAAAAGAATCGAAGTGATCGACAAAAAAAATCAAAATTTGATTGGGGTAAAATCTTCAACGAACTTCACACCATTCGTGAAGAAATGAAGGATGTTTTTCCATATCGGTTCATTCAAGTAGAGCGTGCAGAAGCCGATGATGTGATTGCCACCATCGTTAAAAACTTTCATCACAAAGAAAAGATCATGATTGTTTCTTCCGACAAGGACTTTCAACAACTTCAACGGTATCCGAATGTGAAACAATACAGCCCTGCAAAAAAAGGTTTGTTAACTTGTGATGATCCACATGAGTTTCTCCTCGATCACATTGTTCGTGGAGACTCAAGTGATGGTGTTCCAAACGCTCTCAGCGATGATGCCGTTTTTGTTGAGAAACGAAGACAAACACGATTGACAAATAAAAAGATTGCTGAACTGAAAGAGGTTGGCTTTGCTCAAGAGGGAAACTTCATGGAACGCAATCAAAGACTTATTGACTTGACTCATGTTCCCGATTATATTCAAGAGGAAACCATGAGACAAATGGAAACAGAAGTTAGTGGGGATCGAAGTAAGATCCTAGAATATATGATGAAGTATCGTTTACGGAATCTAATTCAACATTTGGAGGAATTTTAAGTGGATAAAAGAAAAAAATCAAAGAAGTCCTTTGATTCAGACGAGAATGTTTACAGGACACGAGGCACAAGAAAGAATCAGCGACGACGAGATCGCAATAACAGCAAGAAAATGCTTCGTGACATGCAACATGATCCTAGACGATATGAATACTATGATGATTAAATAAGTGAGGTTTATATTATGAGCAAAATTTCAATTTCTAAAGAAACACTTGCGGTGTTGAAAAACTTCGCAGGGTTTAATTCTAATGTCCTCGTTCCAGAGGGTAATGTGATCAAGACGATCACACCAGCGAAGAACGTGATGGCTATTGCCACTGTGCAGGAAGAGTTTCCTGTCGAGTTTGGTATCTGGGATCTGAACAAGTTTATCGGGACTGTCTCTCTGTTCGACAATCCGACATTCGAGTTCTTCGACAATCACATGAAGATTCATGGTGGTAGTGGATCCTCGATCAAATACATGTATTCCGCAAAGCGATTGTTGACAATCCCTGAGCGTGACATCAACATGCCAGATCATGTGGTGGAGTTTGATCTTCACGAGGATAGCCTGTTGGAGTTGAAGAAGGCTGGTGCTGTCCTTCAACTTGAGGATCTTTCAATCTCTTCCGATGATGGTGTTGTTGTTGGTAAAGTGTTTGACAAATCTGATCCGACAAGCAATAATTACTCCATTGAACTCGGTGATCTCTCTGGTGGTAAGAAGTTTGACTTCCACTTCAAGTTGGAAAATCTTCGATTCCTCCCCGGCGATTATACTTGCCAGATCACGGAGAAAGTTGTGAGTCGTTTTGCTTCGGCAAATGATGATCTCGAATACTATGTCGCATTGGAATCCACTTCTAATTACGAGGGATAATTTTGGAACAGAAACAGTTTTTGTGGGTCGAGCGGTATCGTCCGCAGACCATTGATGAATGTGTTCTCCCAGAGGATCTGAAAGAAACATTCAAAGATATGATTCAGTCCGGTGAGAGCCAGAACCTTATGTTCTCCGGCTCTGCTGGCACTGGTAAAACCACGGTTGCACGAGCGATCTGCAACGAGTTGAACGCAGATCACATTGTGATCAACTGCTCGGAGAGTGGCAACATCGACACGCTTCGGACAACGATTCGTGACTTCGCAAGCACGGTGTCACTCAATGGAGGTAAAAAGGTTGTCATCCTTGATGAATTTGATTATTCAAACGCTAACTCTATCCAACCCGCACTTCGGGGAGCGATTGAGGAATTTGCTGATAATTGCCGCTTTATATTGACATGCAACTACAAGAATCGAATCATTGAACCGATTCATTCTCGATGCACCAATGTAGAGTTTCGCATTCCAGCGAAGGAGAAGCCGTCTATCGCTTCGCAGATGATGAAGCGTTGTGGATCTATTCTCGACGGAGAAGGGATCAAATACGATCCTAAAGTCCTTGCTGAACTGATCATGCGATACTTCCCAGACTTCCGACGAGTTATCAATGAACTTCAGAGATATTCTGTCGCTGGTGAGATTGATGTTGGTATTCTGAGCCGTATCGGTGAGATCCATGTCAGCGATCTGATGACTCACATGAAGGAGAAAAACTTCAAAGAGGCACGCAAGTGGGTTGTTGATAATCTTGACAACAGCGTCACGGATCTGATGCGGAAGATTTATGATGCAATGTATTCTCATCTTAAGGAATCTTCGATCCCACAGGCAATTGTGATTCTCGGTGAGTATCAATACAAAGCGGCTCATGTTGCCGATCAGGAGATCAATATGGTTGCATGTATCGTGGAGTTGATGTCCTCTTGCGAGTTCAAATAACATTTTTTCCTAAATACGGTGTAATTGGAGAATATGATGAAGTTAAGTGAGACACTGAAAACAATTAATTACACGAAAGAGAATCTCATGCTAGAGGATCCGTTGACGGAATCTCAGTATGCTCCTTTCATTGTAAACAAATGTTTGTCTTACTTTACCGACACCATTCTTCATGCGAATGAGATCAATCGTAATGCTCATTTGGATAACCGACTACAATATGATTATTACCTTCATGCTGTGCGAAAACGAAAGCGTTTCTCACGGTGGGATAAAAATGATAAGTCATCTAAGTTTGAAGTCGTAAAAGAATACTTTGGGTATTCAGATAGGAAAACACAGGAAATTGTGGATTTGATCTCCGATGAGCAGTTAGTAGAAATTAAAAAACTGATAGACACCGGAGAGAAAAAGTGAATGAAGAAGATGATATTTTTAACGGACTTGGCATTGAGATAGAGTTAAGTGATAGGGATGATTTTTTAAAAGTAAAAGAAACCTTAACTCGAATAGGTGTCTCTTCACGAAAAGACAATAAACTGTATCAATCATGTCACATACTTCACAAGCGTGGGAGGTATGTGATTTTGCATTTTAAAGAGTTATTTGAACTTGACGGTCTCGAAAGTAACATTACTGATGAAGATTTGGGTAGAAGAAATACCATTGTCTCCTTGCTGGAGGAGTGGGGACTTCTTAAAATAATTGATGTTGAAGATGTCGAGGAACCCAAAGTTAGTCTTGCCAAAATGAAAATCATTGCTTTTAAAGATAAAAACAACTGGGAGTTAATTCCAAAGTATCATATCGGAAGAAAAAAATGAAAACAGAAATTGTGAGTTTTTATAGTGATGTTGATGGCGGAACATATTATTCTGATCATGCAAAACGATTGATAAAGGAATGTGAGAAGTTTAATCTTCCATATGACATACAAGAAAAACCATCTCTTGGGACGTATCAGAAAAATTGTTTGTCAAAACCACAATACATCTACAACAAGTTGATGGAAAAAAGAAGACCATTTGTTTGGTTAGACGTTGACACATACATTCTGAAAGAGCCGATTCTTTTTGATACCGTCATGGGACAATGTGATATTGCCTTTGCTTCCTCGACAGGTGATCTTATGGGAGTTAAAGCATCTCCGATAGTTATTCAGTTTAACGAAAATGCCTCTATGTTTTTAGAAAACTGGATACTGAACGCTCAAAAAACTATAGAATTGGGTGCTAATCATTTTGATCATGAGCCTTTGTTTGGTTTGATTGCCGCTCTTGCTAAGAAAATGAAATTTGGTTTTTTAGATGAACACTATTGTGTGTGGCCTAAAAATCAAACTGACTCTAGTGTTTTGATGATGGGTCTTTCTGATGTTGAAAGTAAAAAAGAAAACTTAAGAAAGATGGGAATGAGTGAAGGTAAGATAGAATGGCAAAGCACAGGGACAATTTAATACAAGCAATAAATCTTCACTTTGGATCAGC